AGTGACTTCAATAACATTATATAATTCCCCTAATTAATTTGTTTTTGGTTTCCCATGACGCGACCAATTAAGGCCACGTTTCGGCCAGTAACCACCTGGCCATCATCAGATGGGTTAATGAATACCTAAGCAATGATTAAGCGTTTTTTCTTGCCGCCTTTGAGACCTGGCGACATTTACAGCGTCAAAATAAGCTGACAGTATTGATTCACGATTTAGGGCGCACTTAGTTCCATCAAAAACTGCAGGCTTTATAATTTCAAACGTTCGGTTAACCTCTGCCTGGTCACCAGACCGAACAGCTTTCACCCACGCAAGAACATGTTCTCTCATACCCAGTGAGCAGCCCATATCGCTATCTGGTTGCTCTTTGCACATTTGCTCTGCTGCATACAGAATAACCGAAACAATATTGTTAACATTCATAATATATTCCCCGTTTTGACTGTAAAGCCCTGAGATCGCCCCAGGGCGGTTTTTTGACGTTACCTACACTTACCTACCAATCAACCTTTAAAACGACCCACGTAGTCATACGTGTTCACCTGGCGCGCATGTAACACGCCGTCGGTCTGCAAGCTGTCAGCAAAATTTGAAAAGGCTTCATTGAGCACTATTTGATCGCCTTTCAACTGCTCTCCAATTTCGCCGCACTCGGCCAACATTTGATCAAAACGCTCGGAAAGCTCTTTTTCGGTAGCTATCACATTTTTGCGTCCCATGTTTAAGTCGTTAACCAGTTCCTCAAAATCCTCATCATTCAAATGCATGATTATTTTTTCTTCATCAGCGGATCCAGCTTTGGCCACCGCTTCAAGCAGAGGTTCTGGCTCTATGATGTCGATCAGACGTTGTGCGTCTACTGAATGAAAATTGCTCATCTTTCGTTCCCCGTTTGTTGTTGCTGCTGTTGTGTAACTGTATGTAACTAAATATAATAGCGTGTTATTGCCCTGTACAGTGATTTCTAACAATAAATTGCAAATAGTTACAAATACGTATACTTCTTGTTATATGTTACACAATATCATTAATCAGTTTACATCTGAACATTGAAGCATAACAATCGCAACAAACAAGCGTAACAAGAACAACTCTCTTAAGAGAGTTGTTCTGTTATGTTACGCTCATTATTTGTTCTGTTCGCAAAACGTAACAACTCAAATTGTTACGTTCTTGTTATGTTACGCTCACTATTTAAGCTAAAATCTTACCTTTGAACTAAAAGTGTACTCATCAAATTATTGTCAATAATTACCCAGCCGTTATCCTTTATTTCAATGATACCACCAACCACAAGATCATTAATCAGCCTACCGTCAGCACTTGGCCTGACATAGAGCGCGGCGCTCGAATTGCTTAGGCCCACATTTTCAGTCAAATGATGCACTAATGCGCTCCTGCTTATGTATGGCTTTTCGTTTACAACCTCTTTACCCATAGCCAACCAGGCTTCGCTAATCAGTTTCTTATGCTTCGCGTGTTTGCCCTCTTTTGATGATTCTTTAATCGGCTTTTCGCCCTCAATAACAACAGCGCTGTTCACTGGTTCGCCGTCTTCGTCATACCATCCATTGATTTCAACTTGCTGCAATTCTGCATATTTGCTCTCTGCTAGCTCAGTATCCTTGCTTTTCATTTGAGCAATTCTGAAGGGGTCGTCCCCTTTACCTGGCGCTATATTGATCTCAATATCCAGTGCACCACGCCATGCGCTTGAACCGCGAGCGCGGTGTTGGGCGTCTTCAGAAAGTCCCGTGTGATGCACTAGCAGCACTGCACAACCGAACTTTTCCGTCAGCTTGGCGCACTGATCAAGCATGGTTTTAGTGTCCTGTGGATCGCTCTCGTTGCCCTTGAGAAAGCGATGAAGCGTGTCCACTATGATTAGCTTGGGCTTAACTGGCAGTGAGCTTATAGTGTCTGACGTGCGCTGGTACCCTTCCCTCGTGTTTAGATCCAGGCCACTTTTTGATAGCCACATATTGAGCCTTGAGCTTGGCGCGTGCTCCTGTTTCCACGCTGCAATTCGGCTTCTCAGCCCGTGATGGCCCTCCCCCGCTAAATACACAACAGCGCCGGGGTTCACTTTGTGGCCCATCCATTCAGGCTGTCCGGACGCCATCCTTAGGCACATATCAAGCACTACAAAAGTCTTACCGCTGCCGCTGGGCCCGTGAATCATCATCATGGATTCCTCTTGAAGCCACCCTTTAATAAGCCACTTTAGCGGCGCTGGCTGCGCACAAAAATCATCTGCTGGCATAAGCCAATCATCAACTTTTGGCTTTAGTAGCGCCATCAAATCATGGCCTTCGCTTTTATAATCGTTAGCATCGCCCTCAAGTGGTGGCATAACAACACGCGCCCCAAATTTGGCAGCGCACTGGTCAGCATAATTTTGGCCCGTTCCTGATTTGTCGTTATCTGCTACAACAATTAAATTATGGTTGGGATATTGGCGCGTGATTATTTCGGCTACGTTGGGCAGGTTCGAAGCGCTGTACGACATATACGTCATTGCGTGCGCTGTTTCGTATATAGTCGCTGCTGTTGCGTAGCCCTCGGCTAAATAGATATTTTCTGATAGTTCGGCGTGGCCCATTTTCCAAAAATTGGCTTTTGTTTCCCCGCCTTTGTGATAGCGCTTTGTGCCATCGGCGCTTATATATTGCAGTGATCTTATCTTGTGGCTGTCATCAATAAGCGGTACTACTAAGCGGCCGTCCCCTGTCACTCGTGCGTTGTGGGGCTGTATTTGTTTTCTCGCCAAATATGGGTGATCTGGCGAAGCGCTAGCAGCATTGTCCCATATATGTTGCACTGTTGATGCTGCTGTTTCGTGTTGCCTTTTTCTGTCATCGTCCCTTTTGATTTTTGCTTCCCTGATCGCTTTAGCGTGCGCCATTTCCTCAGCGGGTGTTAGCTCTCGGCATATATCAGCGCGGAAATTACTTTCAACACCTTGGCGCCAGTCGCCAAAGCTGCCAGCGGCTATAGTGCCTGGATAGATGATATACCAGCCCGCTTTTCCCTTGTCTTTGCTGTCTGCTTTAAAGCGATGTATCTCGCCATCAATAGCAATATGCTCAGGTGGCTCTATGCCGATGGCTTGCATCGCTTGGCGCACCTGTATGTCAACTGGTAGCACTGTTTCATCTTTAGCTGTAAACGGGTTCCCTAGAATATCTGAAATATTTCCCATGTTAGTTTACCTCCATGTATTGCGTGAGCTTACGTAAAGTTTCTTTGTGTGGTTTACAGCACTTCCCTTTCGCTATGTTGTAAACCGTTCTGTAGTTTAATTTAGTTGCCCGTGATACCGCGCTGATATTACGATCCTTTAATTTGTTTACAATTATTTGTATGTCCAATTGCTGTTAACCTCCTTTTAATTAATTGCATAAAATTATGTAATTTCTATTTACACACTAAACTAAAACAGCTAAATTTACAAACAACAACGCAACAGTGCATTACGCCAACAGCGTTGCAACAAAGGAAAAATAAACATGCTAACTGAAGAACAAACGCAAGCGGTTGAGCTTGCAAATGGCAGTTATTCGGATTTAAAAATTGAGGCTTTTGCCGGTGCTGGCAAAACGACAACGCTAAAGGCAATAGGCGAACAGCGTGGTGATTCGGGATTATATGTCGCCTTTAATAAGGCAATAGCCGATGAAGCTAAACGAAAGTTTCCTTCTAATGTTGCGTGCAGAACAGGTCACAGCCTAGCTTTTGGCGAAGTCGGCCTACACTACTCCAAGCGATTGCGAAGTGTTAACGGCGGTGATGTTAGGGCGGCATTAGACGTGCAAAGAAATGATTTTCACACCGCTTCAGGCATTGCTTATTTAGCTTTGGATACCCTGCGCCGCTTTTGTTATAGCGCAGACGGTAAAATCACTGGCGGTCATGTTGATTTTGATATAGCCAGCAAAGAGCCAGAAACCACGCACTATGTTGTTAAGCTAGCGCGTGAAATTTGGGATCTGATGGAAGATCGCGAAGGCGATTTTCCAGTCACTCATGATTTTTACTTGAAGCGATGGCAGCTTAATAGCCCTGAGCTTGGCTATGATTTTATTCTATTTGATGAGGCTCAGGACGCCAACGCTGTCATATTGGATATTGTTACAAATCAGCCATGCCAGAAAATTTATGTCGGCGACAAATACCAACAAATTTACGGCTGGCGCGGTGCGCAAAATGCTATGCGTGACTTGCCCACTGAAAACCATTGTCACATTACACAAAGCTTTAGATTCGGTCAGAAGATAGCAGATGTTGCTAATAGTATTATTGGGCACTATTTAGGTGATGAGGTGAATATTAAAGGTTTCGAGAAAATGGAGTCGGAGCTTGATGTTATCTCCTCTCCCGATGCCGTGTTGTTCCGCACTAATGCAAAAATGATCGACCACGTTTTATCTGAAGTAGAAAAGAATAATCGTGTATATGTCATTGGTGGCGTGGGCGCGATGATTGGCTTATTGCAAGGCGCTGAACAACTGCGCGAAGGGAAGCGAAGCTATAACGCTGAGCTTTTGGGGTTTCAAAATTTTGAAGAACTGGAGGAATACAGCAAGACATCAAGCGGCCAGCAAATGGCACTGATATGCAAATTGGTTAATGAAGGAGTGAGCAGTGATGTTATAAAAGCGCTAGAAAAAAACAAATACACTAAGCGCGAACACGCCGATGTTATTTTTTCCACTTGCCACAAAAGCAAAGGCTTAGAATTTCCAGAAGTTAAAATTGCAGACGATTTTAGAAGCTGCAAAGAAAAACATGAACCTTTTGATCTAACCGATGAAGACGCACGTCTATTTTACGTCGCTTGTACGCGAGCAGAGAATATTTTAGACGTTGAATCCACAAACGCACATAAGGCGATGAAATAATGGCAATCTCAATTAAACGAACCACAGCAGCAAAAACAAACGGCGTTAAAATTCTAGTCTATGGAATGGCTGGCGCAGGCAAGACAACACTGTGCGCCACCCTCCCCCAGCCAATTATTCTAAGCGCTGAGGGGGGCTTGCTAAGCATTAGCGATGCAGATTTACCCTTTATAGAAATTTGCAGCATGGCAGATTTAACGGAAGCCTTTGAATGGGCCAGCCAAAGCGAGGAAGCCAAAGATTTTGAAAGCGTGGCCTTGGATAGTATCTCAGAAATTGCTGAAGTAGTTTTAAACTACGAACGCAAGCAGACCAAAGACCCGCGCCAGGCATACGGCGCTATGAATGAGCAAATGGCAGATATCATTAGGGCTTTCCGAGACTTGCCAGGTAAGAATGTTTATTTCTCGGCTAAGTGTGAAAAGTCTCAAGATGAAGCCGGTCGCGTAATGTATGCGCCAAGTATGCCAGGTAATAAAACGGCGCAATCAATCCCGTACTTTTTTGATGAAGTGTTAGCGCTTCGCATTGAAAAAGATAACGAGGGCGCAACCCAGCGCGCTTTAATGTGTGATAGCGATGGCCTTTGGCAAGCCAAAGATAGAAGTGGAAAACTAGAAGCATGGGAAGCGCCTCACCTGGGCGCTGTAATTGACAAAATCAAAGGGGAATAACATGCAAGACATGGATATGGATGAACTTAGCAGTAAATGGCTTGAGCTTAAAAGCCTGGAAACTCGCGCTAAGAATGAGCGTTCCGCGATAGAAGAATATATGCTTGGGCGTGCGCGTATTGATTACACTGTAGAGGGAACAAAAACAATACCGAGTGATATTTATGAAAATAAAATCACTTGTAAATTAACTAAAAAGATTGACTCTGATCTTTTGCAAGAAATAGCAGCCGAAAACGGA